ACGAGAAAAGCTCTGGGACTGGTACGGTTCGACTGCGTACACCCGCCTCGCCCCCGGCGGTGGCGTATTGGTCGTCCAGACATGGTGGCATGACGACGACCTGGCAGGACGGCTACAGGTTGCCATGGACGCAGACCCCGAGGCCGACCAGTTTGTCGTCGTCAAGTACCCAGCCATCAGCGAGACTGACGAGTATCTGGACTACGATACAGACATGATCGTGGCTGAGGAGCCTGCGAACGGTACTCTCCTACGCCTCAAGGGCGAAGCCCTGCACCCAGAGCGCTACGACCTGCAGAAACTCCAGCAGATCAAGCGCACGATCAGCCCACGGTTCTGGTCGGCGCTGTATCAGCAGAATCCGGTGCCAGATGACGGCGCGTACTTCACCAAGGACACGTTCAGGCGCTCGGGCCTGCCCAACCGGGCCCAGTGCAACGTGATCATCGCTTGGGACTTCGCGATCAGCGAGAAGAAGCAGAACGACTACACCGTGGGCACCGTGCTGCTGCACGACAGCAACGACATGCTGCACGTCGCCGAGCAGCTCCGGTTCAAGTCAGGAGATGCGTTTTTTATAGTAGAAGCGATCTTGAATCTGGCAGCCAAATGGTATAGTCCTAACATGGTGGTCGGCTTCGAGGACGGCCAGATTTACCGCGCAATCGCCGCCCTGCTGAACAAACGCATGAAAGAACGCCGCATTTATCCTGCCATCACGGTCCTCCCATCCATCACGGACAAGATGGCCCGGGCGCGGCCCCTCCAGGGAAGAATGCAGCAGGGCATGGTCAGTTTCTCCGCCGAAGGTGAGTGGTACGACACTTGCCGCCTTGAAATGTTACGCTTCCCTGCTGGTGCACACGATGACTGCGTAGACTCGCTGTCATGGGCCGTGCAGATGGCCATCGGCCGCTCTGCCCCTCGCCCAACCGCAGAAAAACCCCTAAAATCCTGGCGAGACCGCCTAAACCACACAGGGCATGGCTCCCACATGAGTGCATAACATGGCTGATAATATCCGCGCCACTCCTAACTATGGAGGCTTTTAATGCCTATCAACGTCGCCCTCGCTTCAAAAATCTGGGACCGCTACGTGTTCCTACGAGACAACGGGCACACCGCCTATGCCGAGAAGGCAGACAAGTGTGAGAAGTTCTTTGCCGGAGACCAGTGGGACGCCTCTGATCTGGCCAAGCTGGCTGCCGGCCGCCGCCCCGCGCTGACGATCAACAAGATTCTGTCCACCGTGAGCAACGTGATGGGCGAGCAGATCAATAACCGCTCGGAGATCAGCTTCCGGCCCCGCTCCGGCGCCCCGAGCACCACAGCCGACGTGCTGACCAAGGTGTTTCGACAGATCAGCGACAACAACCAGCTGGACTGGAAGCGCAGCGACATGTTTGCCGACGGCATCATCGGCGCGCGCGGATTTCTGGATGCCCGTATCGAGCACGGCGACAGCATGCAGGGCGAGGTCCGCATCAACTCGGTCAACCCGAAGAACGTGGTGATCGATGGCGACGCGGATGAGTATGACCCAGACACATGGTCGGAGGTCTATACGACGAAGTGGCTGACCGCCGACGAGATTGAGGTCTTGTACAACAAGCCGGACGCGGATATCTTGCGCACCAAGGCCTCTGGCAATAGTTCGTACGAGAGCGACCTGTTGACAGTCAACCGCGACCGCTTCGGGGATCCGAGCGAGGCGGCATTCAACCAGGGGTCGACGGACGAGACGACTATCCGCAATATCCGCATTCTGGAGCGCCAATGGCGCAAACTGGATCGCCAGAAGCACTTCCTGAACCCTGAGACCGGCGACATGCGCCCAGTACCCGAGGACTTCACTCAGGAGCGCATCGACTTCTTCATCGAGCGCTACGGCTTCAAGATCGTATCCAAGCTAGTACGCCGCATCCGCTGGACGGTCGCTGCAGACGATGTGGTCCTGCACGACGAGTGGAGCCCGTACAAGCACTTCACCATCGTGCCGTACTTCCCGCACTTCCGTCGCGGCCGCACGATCGGGCTGGTGGAGAACTTGCTCGGGCCACAGGAGCTGCTCAATAAGGTTACCTCCCAAGAGCTGCACGTGGTCAATACGACTGCGAACAGCGGGTACAAGGTCAAGGCCGGCAACCTGATCAACATGACCGTGGCCGAACTTGAAGAGAAGGGCTCACAGACCGGTCTGGTCGTCGAGGTCAACGAGATGGACGGGATTGATAAGCTCACCCCGAATCAGGTACCGCAGGGCTTGGACCGCATCAGCTACAAGGCTGAGGAGAGCATCAAGTCGATCAGTGGCATCTCTGACTCTATGCAGGGCCAGGACCGCGCTGACGTCGCCGCCAAGGCGATTCAGGCCAAGCAGAAGGCTGGATCGACGAACCTCGTCAAGCCACTGGACAATCTGGTGCGCTCGGACTACATCCTGGCCCGTAACGTCATTGATCTGGTGCAGGAGTTCTATACAGAAGAGCGCCTGATGACGATCACCCACGACGAGACTACGGGCGAAAGCGAGACTTTCACGATCAACCAGCCGAACCTGCAGCCGCCTCCAGAAGAGGGTATGGAGCAGGAGGGTAGCCCGTACGAAGAGATCCTCAACGACCTGACCGTCGGCGAGTACGATGTCGTTGTCACTTCCGTCCCACGTCGCGAGACTCTGGAGGACAGCCAATTTGAGCAGGCCATGGCTCTGCGCGAGTTGGGCATCATGATCCCTGAGTCGGTACTGATCGATTCCAGCCGCATCATGAACAAGAAGGACATCATCAAGCAGATGGAAGCCGCACGGCAGGCCCCTGAAGCTCTGGCAGCAGCAGAACTCGCACAGCGTGGCCAGGCCGCCGAAGTTTCCAAGACCGAAGCCGAAGTGCAACACCGCACCGCAGATGCCGAACTCAAGGCTGCCAAGGTCGGCGAAGTGCAGGCCAAGACCCAGGAGATCCTCAACGGGCCGCAGGACGACGGCGGGGCTCAGGCCAAGATGGCCGAGGTCCAGCAGAAAGGCATGGTCGCCGAACACAAGATGGGCATGGACGAGCAGACCATGCAGCATAAACTATCGATCGACGAACGCAAACTTGCACTAGAGCGTGAGAAAATAGCTGCAGACGCTGACTTGAGAGAGCGCGAGTCCCAACAGAAACGTATCGACGAGCGCAACAAGATGGTGATGGAGGCAGCGAAGGAAGCCGCCAAGCCACCGACTGATGCGCAACACGCGAACAGGTCAAACCTACCGACCTCTAAAGGGTAGGGACAGAAAGCACTACATGAAATCAGCAGCACACTCCATCGCACGAATATGCCACGAAGTGAACATGGCCTACTGTGAAGCCCTCGGGGACTACAGTCAGGTACCGTGGGAACAAGCCCCGGACTGGCAGAAAGAATCCGCCATCAAGGGCGTCGAGCTCCACATGGCCAACCCGAACCTGGGCGTCAGTGCAAGCCACGACGCCTGGCTCAAAGAGAAGCGCGACACCGGCTGGACGTATGGGCCGCTGAAAGATCCAGTGAAGAAAGAGCACCCGTGCTTTGTTCCATACGCTGACCTGCCGGCTGAGCAGAAAGCTAAGGACTTCCTGTTCCGTGGCGTGGTACACGCTGTGACCCGTGAAATGGCCCGTTAATCAAACTGAAAGCACAAAATGTTCCCAAAATTCTTCCGCTACCAATCTCCCGCCGCTACCGACACCGGCGGTACTGATACAGCCGCTGAGCGCGAGCTGACACCCTTCGAGCGCGGCGACGTGCTGGAGGACGACACACCCACTGAAAAAGAGACCGCCGCCCCTGCCGACGAGAAGTCTGCCGCTGAGCTGGAAACAGAGATCGCCGCCGAGAAAGAGAAGACTGAGGGCAAGAAAGACGCCCGCATCCCTCTGGATCGCCACGAAGCTGTACTCAAGCGTGAACGCGAGAAACGCGAAGACCTTGAGCGCCAGTTGGCCCAGTACCAGCGCGGCGACGAGCTCTCCACCATGAACGCCGACCTGACTGCGGCCGAGAACGCGGTGATCGAGCTCGAGAAGAAGTACACGCAGGAGCTGGCTGACGGCGAGATCGAGAAGGCTGCAGCGATCATGCAGCAGATCCGCAAGACCGAGCGCGAGATGAATGAAGCCAAGAGCGACATGAAGATCCATGCCGCTGAGGTACGTGCTACCGAGCGCGCACGCTACAACACGACCCTGGACCGCGTCGAAAGCGCGTTCCCGACGCTGAACCCTGACCACGAGGACTTTGACCAGGAGGTAATGGCCGAAGTGGTGGAGCTCAAGGATGCGTACCAGCTGAAAGGGTTTACCCCGACAGTGGCGCTGCAGAAGGCCGTCAAGGCACTGGTTGAGCCCCGCACGACCCGTCAGGAGATTGCTACCTCCACCAAGCCGCAGGTTACGGCGAGGGACGTCGCTGCAGAGCGCCGTGCCGACGCAGTGGGAAAAACTTCCCGTGCAGTTGCCAAGGCCCCGCCCAGCTTGGCGAACACCGGTACAGACAGCGGTAAAATGGGCGGCGTGTCAGCAGCCAGCGTCATGAGCATGAGCCAGAAAGAGTTCAGCAAGCTCAGCGATGAAGAGTTGAGCCGCATGCGCGGCGACACCTTGTAACCTCTCCGGAGCCCACCATGACCGAACACCACAGACGTGAAACAGATATGAGCAGAACAGAGATTGACGCGCTTATTGCCGCGGAAAACGATCCGCAGAAGCGTGTTCAATTGATGGTACTGCAGAGTATCCACATGTCTCTGGTGGCCAACACCGACCTCACCCGGGAACTTGCCACTGAGCTGCAGAGCCACAAGACGGCGTTCACGAAGCATGTCGTCGCCTTCACTGAGCATCACCAGCGCGAGGAGGCGATGATAAACAAAGGCAAAGGCGCATGGATGGTCACGGTGTGGGTGTTGGGGATAATCCAGCTCGTCGGGATAGGGCTCTGGAACGAGACACGCGTCAATACATCCAAGTTCGAGCTGGCGATGAACGATAACCGCCTCGGCATCGCCAGAGTAGAAGTCCGGGTCACACAACTCGAAAAGGATAGAAGTACGCCATGATAAACGCAGCGGGCAGAGCCCTCCTCACCGAACTCGAAGGCATCCGCCTTACCGCATACAAGTGCAAGGCTGGCGTCTGGACCATCGGCCGCGGACATACGGACGGCGTCAAAGAAGGCGACACGATCACCAAAGAGCAGGAGCAGGCCCTGTTCGAGCAGGACATGGCGATATGGTCAGGGAAGGTCCGAAGATGTCTCCATCGCAAACCAACGCCCAACCAGCTCTCCGCTTTCGTGGTCTTCGCATTCAACATCGGTCTGCCGGGGTTCATTGGCTCCACCGCGTTGAGGGCCTACGAAGCGTATGACGACGCTGCAGTAATCCGGGCCATGGGCCTGTGGCACAAAATAACCGTAATCGACAAGGCTACCGGCAAGAAAGTTAAGGTGGATGAACCAGTGCTGGTAGCACGCCGCGCGCGCGAAGGGGCGCTGTTCATGACACCCGAGCACGACTACCCCGGCACCCCGCCTATGCCGCAGGAGGTGATACCCGAGAAACCGATGACCCAGTCAACGATCACTCAGGCCAGCGTCGTTGCTGGAGCTACAACAGTTTCGGCGATCGTCACCGCGATCACGGACATGGTGGACAAGACTAAAGAGTCCTTCTCAACATTGGGCGACTTTGCCGTCCCGATGATGCTGGGGGTAACTCTGTGCGCCGTCGGCTACATCGCGTGGGAGCGGTTCAACCTCCGCCGGCAAGGCCGGGCATGATCCCGAGCCTGCCAGTCCTGGGCGCCGCGGCTGCCATCGTGGCATCTATGTCATTCGGCGCTGCCTGGCAAATTCAAGATTGGAGAGCAGATGCACACGAAAAACAACATGTCGAACAGCATGCGGCTGAAGAACGCGAACTATTTGTTCTGGAGCAGAAGCGTCAAAGCGTGCTTGCCGCTGCTCAGTTGGATGCCGCCAACAATGAAACACGCCTACGCGACCTCCTTGCTCGCAGCCGCAACACTTCTAAGCGGGTGCAGTCAGCTGCCGACACGGCCGTTGATCGTGCTAGATCCGGCCACGATGCCTGTCTTGTCACAGCCGTTACCCTCCGAGCCGTATTCGGAGAGTGTCGAGAAGAGCTTGTTACGCTGGGAGAAAAGGCTTCAAGACACGTCATCGACATCAAAAAAATAGAACGCTACCTGGCAAAATAACTTTTTTTGTTGTACATTAACTACATCGGTCTGGTAGCTCACGACAGCAGCTCCAAAACTTCGTTAGTCGTGACGATATACGGCGCAGGGACTCGAACAGAGTTATTGTGTTACTCGTTATAAGGAAGCTACCATGCTGACTAACTTAGGCTTGCTCACCAACGAGCAGAAAACAATCTGGGGGATGGACCTCTGGAAGAACGCCCGCAACAAATCGTTTACCAGTCAATTCCTGGGCGAAGGCAACGGCGCGCTGATCAACCACGTTACCGAACTGACCAAGGGCACCAAAGGTACCCGCGCAGTCGTTACGCTGCTTGCTGACTTGCTCGGCGACGGTGTGGCAGGTGACCGTACCCTCAAGGGTAACGAAGAAGGGATGCAGACTTTTGAACACGTCATTCGTTATGACCAGCTGCGTCATGCTAACAAGCATGAAGGCCGCATGGCAGAGCAAAAGTCGGTGTTTAGCTTCCGTCAGAACTCCAAAAACGTCCTGGCCTACTGGCTGGCAGACCGTATGGATCAGATGGCATTCCAGACTTTGGGCGGCATCAGCTACGCTTACAAACCAAACGGCGCGGCCCGTGTCGGTTCCGATCTTCAGTATCTGGAGTTCGCTGCTGATGTGACAGCCCCATCGACTCGCCGTATGACCCGCTGGGACAACGTCAACAAGACCCTGAAGACCAACGTGACCGGCAACAACACCAGTGCCGACATCGTCAACACAGGTGCCAATGCTACGTCTGACTTCCCGGCCTGGGAAATGTTTGTGCAGTTGAAGGCCTATGCCAAGGACCGCTATATGCGCGGTGTTGGCGGCGACGGCGGCAACGACATGTACCACGCGTTCTTGACGCCACAAGCCATGTCCCGTCTGAAGCTTGACCCAACTTACCAGGCGAACCTGCGCTACAGCCAGAACTCCTCAGTGAACGACAAACAGTTCTCTGGCGGCGCTGTGACTGTGGACGGCATTACCCTGCACGAGTTCCGTCACGTTCCTAACTGTACTGGCGGTATCTCTGGTACCAACATGTACGGCGCCGGCTTGAACTTGCTCGGTTCCCAAGTGTTGTTCTGCGGTGCGCAAGCGTTGGCCATGGCCGACATCGGTGCCCCGTACTGGGAAGAGGACGAGGATGACTTCAAAAACAGCCAGTCGATCTCGGTCGGCAAGATGCTCGGTTTCTTGAAGCCCAAGTTCGGCAACATCTACGAGGGTAACGCAGTCGAAGACTTCGGCGTGATCTCTTGCTACGTGGCTCAATAAGGAGAAAACACATGAAGAAACTCGCCTCGCGCACAGCGCAAACTCCCCTGGTCGCTGAATTCAATTTTGACTTCAACGATTGGGTGGTTGACTCGGTCGATCTGACCAAAAAGACCCTCGGGTCCACCGTAGCCGCGTCGAAAGACCCTGGCGAGGCTGGATTGCTTGGCCCGGTTGCCAACACCATCGTATTCGACTGCATCCCCTTGCCAGTCGGTGCTGTGATCGTTGGCGGTGAACTGATCGTTGAAACAGCCGTCACCGGCTCGACAGCGGCCACTATCACACTCGGTATCGCTGGCGCGACCACCAGCTTGCTGGGTTCCACCAGCTTGATGGCTGCTGCCAATACACGTACGCCTCTGTTGCTGACGTCTGCCCTGCAGTCGAACGCAGCCGGTGCCAACGTGCGCGCGACCATCGGCTACACCGTGGCTAACGCTACGGCCGGCAAGGCCCGCGTACGCGTGATGTACACCATCGATAACCGCGTCAGCGAAGTGCAGATCAGTTAAGTTCTGTCTTAGAATAGGGGCAGAACTCGAAAGGGTTCTGCCCCTTTTTTACAACTTAACTGAAAGAGCACCATGCGTTATATTTCCCACCGTGATATCACCGTTGCTTCGACTTGTGGCCTATCCGCCTTCCTGAAAAAAGGGGTACCCACGTTGTGCGCCCCAGGCATGCACGACGAGCTGCTGGCTCTTGGATGCATCCCAGAAGAGGACATCCCAGTGGAAGTCAAAGAGGGCGAAGTCCTCGTCCCGTCGGACGCAAAGAGCCGATATGAAGCAGCCGTTGTTGCTTTCGAAGCGATCACCCTGCGCAACAAGCGCGAAGAATTAAACGCCGCCGGCGTCCCCCACGCAGCCCCTCTGGCCAAAGAACTCGGCTGGAAGATGGACGGCAAAGAACGCGATTTGGCTTGGGCCAAATGGCAGAATGAGATCGCACCAGCATGACCACAACAGAACTGCTCGCCCTCTTCCGTGAAGAGGTCGTCGACAAAGAACTCCCGTATCTCTGGTCAGATGCCCTGATTTATGGGTATATCGACGCCGCGCAGAAGCAGTTCTGTATTGATACCTACGGGATCGAAGATTCCCGTAGCTTCTCCGTCGCCGTAACGCCAGACGAGGAGTGGTACCCGCTGGATCAGAAGATCCTCAAGATTCGTGGCGCCATCGAGTTAGGCACTGGGCGCGACGTCTCTGTCCTTGCGTTCGAGAAAGCTGCGCTGGCCGGCATCACATTCGCCGGACAGCAGGGGATTCCCCAGGCCCTCATCACTGGGATGGAGAAGAACAATCTGCGGCTCTGGCCGCGCCCAGTCGTCGCCACGTCGATCGAGCTGCGCGTGTTCCGCCTTCCAGTTACTGTCGAGGTCGGCGACGACTTCGAGATCGACGAGCGCCACCACCGCTACCTGCTCAACTGGGCCAAGCACCTGGCGTATGACGTGCAGGACTCTGAGACCTACGACAAGAACGCCTCGGAGAAGTACAAAGCCCGCCACAAAGAATACTGCGCAGCGGCCAGGGACGAGCAGAGTCGCTTGAACCGCCCAACAAGCGTCGTGACATACGGAGGCATCTAATGCCAGCAGCCAAACTGAAACTGAAAATCGACCAAGGAAGTGACTTCGTGAAGTCGCTGACTTGGAAAGCCGGAGACCCAACGCCGGTCCCTGTCGACATAACTGGCTTCACCGCACGGATGCAGCTTCGCCAAACAGTTACATCGTCAACAGTGCTCTTAGAGCTGACCACTGAGAACGGCGGCATCACGCTGGGTGGCGTACTGGGGACGATCAATATTGCAGCAACTGCCGTGCAGACCGCCGCCCTCACTCAGAAGAGCGCGGTCTACGATCTTGAGATGGTCTACCCTGGGGGCGCAGTCCGCCGCCTAATCGAAGGTACGGTGACTATTAGCCCAGAGGTGACGCGATGAGTATCGAGACGATCACGGTTGACGGCGACGAGGTGCTCATTGTTGATACCGAGGTCGAGGTCGAGATAGTTGAAACTGCTCAAGGGCCAATGGGGCCGCAAGGGCCGCAGGGGGACGCAGGGCCAGCCGGTGCTGACAGTACAGTACCCGGCCCCCAAGGCCCAGAAGGTAGAGCCACATTAAACGGCGTTGTCGCCCCGACCACAGAAGGCTCAGACGGCGACTTCTACATCGACAC